TTCAGGAGAAACATTGATTTATGATGCTGAAAATAAGAAAGAGATAGAGATAGAAGTTCTTTACAAAGAAAAAAAACCGATTAAAGTATTATCGGTAAAAAACGGGCAAATAATAAAAGCACAAGCTTTAATGCCAGTTAGATATGGAAAGAAGCCTCTTTATAGGTTAAAGACAGATAATAGAACAATCGTGGCTACTAGAGAACATAAGTTCCTTACAAAGAACGGTTGGAAGAAACTTTCCGAACTCTCGGTTGGCGAACAACTTCAAGGAGTTTCGCCTTCCCTTCAGGAGTCCACTTCGGAATCTTACCTTTCAATTCTTTATGTAAATGCTTTCCGTTTGTTTGGAAGAGTTCAAGATTTTCTATTCTATTGTCAGCAGGTTTTCCGTTTAAATGATGAACAACCTCTTTTGGAGAAAGGTAGCGTTTTAAGTGTTTCTCCATTAGAAGACGATGTTCACGAACATAACCGATTGAATTTCTATAAGGGTGGTCAGGAGACTTTATTAAAACATAACCATTCTTATCAATTATTATCCCACCTTTCCAGAAATAGTTCTTCTCCATTGTCTGCCACTCGCCATTTTTCATACGAGGTAAATCGTATTTTCTTCGGAGTTTATCAATATATTTTGGATTCGCTCCAAGTATTTCAGCGATTTGTTTTGAAGATAGTTTTTGTTCTGATAAAGGTTCCAGTTGTTCTCTTGAGTATTTTATACTTCTCTTATAAATTCCTTTTGGCATATTTGTTTGACTTATTTGATAGACGACCTTTACCGCATACTACCACAAAGAAAGAAACAATAAAAGAGATAAAATATGAAAGAACAGACTACTATTATGATTTACATATATTGGGAACGAATAACTATTTAGCACAAGGAGTGTTTAATCATAATTGCGGAAAATCGCTTGCTGTAGTTCTTAAAATAATTAAGTTAATGCTTAGATATCCCAAGAATTATGGATTGCTAGGTAGATACAACTATTCTGATTTAAAGGATAGCACGATGAAAGACTTCTTTGATGTTTGCCCAGAATCATATATTAAAACATATAATAAGCAGGAGAGAATGGTTACCTTCTTTAATGGCTCACAATTGATATTTAGAGGGCTAAAAGATGTAACCAAACAAAATGTTCGTTCTTTAAACTTAGGATTTGCTGTTCTGGAACAAGCTGAAGAAATAGATGAAGATTTGGTCATGGAATTAGATGCTTGTTTGAGAAGACAATTGCTTGATTATGATGGGAAACAGGGGATACAGCAGTTTATGGCTATTTGTAATCCTGCTGTTAATTGGATTTATAGGAAATTTGTTCAAGAAGAAAATGATAATTATGAATTGATTGAAGGTTCAATGATGGATAATATGCAGAATCTTCCTCAAACATTTATCAAATCTCAGATGGCTAAGCCTGAAAGCTGGAAACAAGTATTTGTTTATGGAAAGTTAGATAAGAACCTTTTGAGCCAGCGAGGAGTATTTCCTCAAGAGTATATTGAAAATCAAGAGAAATATATTAACAGTCCAATTAGAAAGATAGAAGATATAGATATTTTTACTGAGAGAGAATCTCATATTTATCAAATAGGAGTTGACCCATCTGAAGGATTAAATGATTATTCTGTTGTTAAAGCTATAAATACATTTACTGGAGAAGAGGTGGCTTCATTTTCAAAAAGAATGCCTCCTGATTTATTGGCTTTTAAAGTAGTAACTCTGGGAAAGTATTTATTTAATGCTCGTGTAGTTCTGGAAATAAATGGAATTGGTTTAGCAACATTAACTAAATTGAAAGATTTAAACTATGCTAATATTTATGTGAGAGAGGAGTTTGATAAACATGCAAAAGTGATGACTAAAAGACTTGGCTGGAAAACTACCCATGTTAGTAAGCCCCTTTTAACAGGACATTTTACAGAACTAATTGCTGATACAGATGAAGATGGGAGAAAGAAAGAACCTTTCATTAAAGTAAAAGATGTTAAAACATTAGAGGAAATGAAGACTTTTGAATATTCTGATTTGGCTAAAAAGAAAGGTATGGGAGCTTCATCTGGATTTCATGATGATAAGATAATGGCTTTAATGTTAGCTTGTGTAGATATTAAAGGAGATAAGGTGGCTGATTCAAAAGATGTTGTCGTTCTGCCAGAGAACGAGTATGATGATGATAAAGAGATATTACATATAGAACAATTTATTAATAAACCTAAAGAGCAATCTTGGTTAGAATTATGATTATTACAGGAATATTTACATTATTAGGAACATTATTGGGAGTTATATTAGGTTTCTACTTAGATAGATTTGTGTATGCTAATGATGTTGTTAGTAAAACAGGCAAAAAGATTAAAAATGTTCTTGTTAAAGAGAAAGGATATGGAGAACCATTTGTTGTAGAAACAGATGAGGCTTCTTTAGAAAGAGAACAAAAAAAGTCGGAAAAAGAAATAATAGATGTTAAAGATGCTATAAGATGAGTTGGAAATTTAAAAAGAGTTTAAATAATAGAGAATATATTCTTGAAAACGAAAAAGGAGAAAGTCGTTTAATGAAAAGAGATTTAGAAGGAGAAGCAAGAGGAGATTATCTTCAACCAATGGGAAATGATAAAGGTAAGTTTATAGAAAAGTTTGGTTGGTGTCCTGGCGAGGGTAAAAAAGAAGTTCAAAGTTATTTAAAAAGAAAAGGATATTCAGAAAAAGAAATACATAATCTTCCAGGATTTGGAAGAGAGGAGGATAATAAATAATGACAATTTTAGAAAATATTAAAAAGTTCGTTAAAGGTGATTCTGAACCAATAGAACCTGAAGAAGAAATAAATGTTGATTTGGAAAAAAGAAAAGATGTTTCTTTAAGTGATAATAATGAAGTGCTTTTGGCTAAAATGAAGTTCAGAAGAGATGAAAGTGAAAAGTTATTAAAAGATAAAAGAAACCAATGGGAACAGAATATTAAGTTCTTTAATGGAAAGCAATGGCAGGTAGCAGGAATTAGTATCCCTACATATAGAGCGAATATTGTAGTTAATAAATGGTTTGCTGCAGTTCGTTCTTTAGTTGCCCTAGAAACAGATTCAAAACCAGACCCACAAGTAGAAGCTAATGTAGATATGGAAAGAGAAGATTCAGAGATTATTATAAAAGCATCTCAAAAAGTGGAAGCTTCTTTAGATTATAATTGGGATATGAGACAAATCCCGAATATATTAACTCAAATATATTATGATAGATATAATATGGATGATGGCTTTGGAATGTATTTTTGGAATAACGATATAGATAACATTGATTTTGAACAAATTAAACCTTATGAAATATTACCATCTCCAGAAGCTTTAAGTATAGAAGATGCAGAATATGTAATAATTAAAAAGCAAAGAAATAGAAAATGGTTTAAAACATATTATCCAGAAGATGTTGATAAAATTAAGTTTGAAGTTCCTAAAAGAGAAATAGATGATAATGATATTTATTCTGATATAAATGCAAAGCGAGATGGATATGCTAATACATCTACTGTTTATCATTATTTTGAAGATGATGTTTGGATTACATTTACAGATAATTTAATATTAGAAAAAACTAAAAACCTTTATTGGGAATGGAGAAGTCCATTGGAACAAAGAGAAGAGTTAAAAAAAGAGGTAGGTGAAGTTCCTCAAAACTGGAAACCTATTACAAATCATTTAGTTAAACCAGAAAAGCCAGTTGTTCATTTTAAAGGTTATTATACGGGAGGAGCATTCTTTTCAACTTCTTTAATTATGCAGGCAATGATATTGAATATTGCTGTTAATAAAAGGAAGTGCCAAATACAAGATAATGCTGATGGAGTTGGAAACGGGCAATGGATAGTTGACCCATCTATTCCAAGAGATATGGTCAACCTTATAACTTCTAGACCAGGATTAAAGATTAGAGTAAATCCTTCCTTAATAAGAAAAGAGCCAGGAACTCCTTTACCTGAATTTATATTTACAGATTTATCTCATTCAGAACAAAAGTTTGATGATATGGTTGGACATCATGAGATTTCAAGAGGAGGTTCATCTTCTAAGCGACAAACAGCAAGAGAAGCTATGCTTTTAAGAGAAACAGATGTAACTCCTGTTAGGTTGCTTCTTAGGAACTCTGAAGTAGCTATAGCTAAAATACTTAATGGCTGGGTTCAACTACAAAAGTTATTTTATGATGAAAAGCATTTTATAGGTCAATCAAACACAGGATTAAGAGAAGGAGCAGGAAAGTTTCTAATTAGAGATGAAATACCAAATAAATTATCGATAATCGTAAAGGTCGGTTCAACTCTTCCAACTTCTAGAGAAGTTAAAAGGTCAGAATATGTTAGAGATTT